TTCTTCAGCCTCTGGATCGGCCAACGATGGCACAGCGATGCCTGCGTTGCTGGCCACCTGCGTATAATACCCCACCAAGGATTGGCTCTCTGGCGTAGAAAAGGTGAAAAACTCCACGTTGGAATTTGTTCCGTTCGGGTCGACTAAAATATCATTCAAATGCGTGGCAATTGGCTGCTCATAGCTCCCCTCGCCAAGACACAGCAAAAACTCATACACCTGGCGCTCGGTACCGATTTCACGGCACACCGGCACCGATACCAGCGGCGGCATCCAACGGTTGCGGCCAAAGGTTTCGGGGATGGGATCGCGCACCGTCGCCAATTTATTCTGCAGGTTGCCGACGCTCACTTGCCTGCCGGCGTCGCGGTCTTCCGGCGTCGGTGGCTTTGGTGGCTTGACCAATGAACCAGCCAACATCGCCGCACCACCAACCGCTATGCCAATGCCGATGCCTGGTGCGAACGGTGCAATCGCCAAACCGGCCACCAACATAGCACCGCCGACAGCGCCGCTCTTTGTTTGCGGGTCTCCGTCTTGCGCAACCGCCTGAATCACCACCTGGGCATCTTCGGCCAGGCAGATCGCCATCCAATGGGATGGCCCGTAATATTCCCCATCGACCTTAGCAATAAATGGTTGGTGACGGGCAAATACCCCCGCCTTGATCGCAGCTGCGCCCAGGCTCATGCCGCCTTCGGCCTCGAATCGGTCACAAACCGGTGAAAATGGTTCCCGGTAAATAATCAAACAGGGCATGCTAAACGCTCCAGGCAGGTGTGATGGATCACATGACGATCGATGACCCAGCCCTGCAGGTTGATCTGGGCCGCGCGGCCGATGGTCGCGCCAAATTGATCACTGCAGTGGGCATACATATCATCACCCAGGCAGAGGCCCACATGATGCGGCACGGCTCGACTGCCCTTGCGCATCAACGCCACCGCGCCAGGTATCGCAGCGGCTGGCAGCCATTGGTGGGTGCTGAGCTCACCCGCCACGGTGGCGGCGCAGGATGCCGTGTAATCACGTGGTCGGCCGTGCGCTACTGGCAAGCGTGGCAATTCGATCTTAAATGCCTGCTGCAGCACGGATCGGACCAGCGTCCAACAATCATTGACCCCTGCCTGCCAAGGCTGGGCTCGCGCGACGTGCTGCACGGCGATTTCAGCGACATCATCAGCGGTGATTGGGGTCATTATTTGGCCATGCCTTTGAATAATCGCCGGTTAAAATTACGCCGCGGAAATCGGCGGTTGGCATGATCAACATACACCGCCTTGATCTCAACCCTGGTCAACGTGCAGGCTACCGACACTGCCGTTTGCCGTTCGATCAAGTCCGGCCCAGGCAAGACCAAGGCCTCATTCTCTGGTTCAGGGTGTACAAATTCGCGGTACACAATGCCCACCGGGTTGCCGTCCAGATCAATATCGTCGATGGCACGCATCACGGTACCAGAAACGCCATCGACATGGATGGTCAATTCGGCTTGACCAGAATCATCAATGCTTGGTCGATCGACGCTGAACGACGCCTTGCTAAACGTCACCTGCTGGCTGGCATCATTCGGCGCATTGTGTTCCAGTGTTGCCAATAAATCACGATAATCAGCCACGAAACGGAACGGTGCCGGCCAGAGAGCGCAATACAGTTCGATCGTCCCCAAAATAGGCGACGATCGATCCAGGTAATTATAGCAATCACGCAGGGCCTGCGAAAACTCTGGCATGGTTAAACTGAATTGATCGAAGGGGCTATTGATTGTGCCAGCAGGATGCCCCCGGCGGAATTTGGGTGTAAATTGTCAGATGTGTATTCAGATAAATTTATCAGATTTATCCCGCTGATGGAAAAGAGGTCGCAAACTGGGGTGCCAAAAAGCATGCAAACGTCTTTGATAGCCTGCGCGTATTCAGGCAGCGTTGCCCCCACGCCGTTTGCTGCTGGATAAACGGGCTGGGATGAGAAAGCGCCGCGAATGAGTGGGGTGCTGAAGATGATTCGGACTGTTGGCTTGAGCGTATACAGCGATTCTAAAGTTTGAAATACATCATTGTAAAAAGACTCTGAAACAGATCCGCTGAATGCATCGCTAATGCTGCCTAGCTGCCGATTGCCACCATAGTCATTAGTCCCGCCAAATATGTGGATTATATCAGTATTCGCCAGATCGCCAGATGTCAGATCTGTGCCAGCAGCGTCTTTCGCCATGTCCCTTACGCTGCGACCCGATACCGCGAAGTTATTATCGGTAATCAATCCGGTTCTTAGGAGTGTTTCCGTGATGAAAAATCCAGCTACCGATATGCTGTCACCTACCCAGCTAACTTTTTTGCCTTGCCAAGGCCGGCTATTTCGATCGAAAGGCTTGAAACCTGCCAAAGGCGCCGCTTGCCGCAGCAACTGAAACCGGTCTATGAATGTGATATTAAAAATATGCAGGCGAACAAAGTGTGCGTTGCTCGGGGCTGTAAAGGCGGTGTTGTCTTGTACGGAAGTATTCGATGAGATGAATTCTCTATCGATGTCATAAAAACAAACCGCATTTGAATCATGGGATATAATTAATTGAGAACCTGGAAGAATATCAATGAAATCAGTTGTAAAATAGTTACTGAATCCATAAGTGGACCCTGTAGTTGGGTTGATTGCCGTGTCAATCGCTGAGCGATCCGGGTCATGCGCATTAAAGTCTTGCGGCAAGCTGGCGAGGAGGGCTGTTTTTGATTTAATAAATGCCGAAGAAAGCGTTGCGGTGGGGCTTTGTGAATGCGGGGTGTACTGCACAGGAAGTGTATCACTTGCTACCAGCATCAATTCATCGGATGCTGACAGTGGTGTTACATGCATTCGAATATAATACCCCCTTTCAGGAACAACGAACGAAACATCTTTGGTGATCGACATTTGCATGATGTGATTTTTATTTTCGTCGTAAAATGACATGGCGTTTGAGTCATGACTTGAAATCCATGACTCACCTGGATTTACCAGAATGAATTCAGTGGTTATATAGTCTGAAAAACTGTACGTTGACCCGTTGGCAGCAAGCGCCGTGTTTTCCATCGCGTCATCAGGGTCGAAATAATTGAATTCAGAAGAAACGGTGCTTTTAATCCCGTTACGCACTATTTCCAAACGACTGCGCATAGCTGATGCTCGGTCATCTGGACTATACGAAACGAACTGATCGGGCAGTTCAGAGCCATTCACAAAAACCTGTTCAGTTAAGTCAGCATTTAAGGCTGAAAAGCGGATGTAGGTTGCATTTGCAGGTGCGACAACAGATCCGCCCGCGCTAACCCCTGCTACATAACTAATGAAATTTCTTAGATAATCATAAAAAGCAACATGCGCAACTTGGTTCGCAAATGAGTAATTTTCATTCGCGAAAATAAAAATAAATGGCGTCGCCTTCCATCCACTCTGGGAGGCAGGGTTGCCGTTTGAGAGAATATATGTATCATCAATCAATTGAGAGTCGTCTAATAAATTCTGCTGCTTCGGATAGCGATTTGATAAATCAAACGTGCGTCTGGTCACGGCTTCGTCGTGGATTGCTTTTGCGAGGGATGGCACGACGCCAGAATCGGTCGATACGGTGTCCGTTTCGTCGCCATGCACCATTTCATGCAATAAATCAGCATCGGTGCTCACTTGCGTGGCTTTGGTCGTAATCGTATTGAGGTCATCTTGCAGGGTCATGTGACTAGGCTCGCTGGAAAGTCAGTGTGAACAGTGGTGTGCAATTGATCGGCGGCGGGATTGATTAAATCAACCATTTCGCCCAGATCGAGGTCGTCAGTCAGCAAGGCATCGAGGTCGTCTTTGCTCAGCTGCGTTGGCTTACTGATTTCCAAAGTCAGGGAGATTTCCCAGTACTTGCCCGCACGCTTAGCGCGTGGAAACGATGCCTCTAAAAAGCGGGCGCTGTGCGTTGATTCAATGCCGGCGCTGGTCTGCAAGGTAACCCCGGTTGCCCATGCTGCGCCGGCTGACAAATAATAATCATACCAGGCCTCAAAAATTGCCAGTTGATCGGTGGTCATTATCCATGTCGCACGACAACGAACCGGCACCGTCGTGAAGCGACGGCGCACGATCGCGTGACCATACTCGCGCTCGGTTCGGATCGTCGCCGCTAACGGCTGATAATCCTGACGCCGCCCACACAGCGGCAACGTGGCTGGCCAAGCGGTACTCATCGCGACAAGCCCCCCGCCACCGGCAGGCCACGGCGTTCAAGCGCACTATTTAACGGCCCACGGCGTGATAAAATATCGCCCGCCAACATCGAGGCCACCTGCCGGCCAAAAGTCAAAATGCGGCGCCCTTCGCCGTCCGTGCTCTCTTCCGGCGGCGGTCCGTAATTGTTGATGATGATCGGCTGGCCGCCGATTTGATGCGACGGCACCACCTCGCCACGCTCGCCGGCAAACATCCATTGCTTGCCCCCGGCGCGCCAAATCTCGGGCCCGTTTTCACCGACACGCGCCGTCGATCCGGCCGGCACAATCCCGCCATGCATCCGCCCACCGGCATACGGTGTGGCAGCAATTTGGGCGGCTGCGCCGAGACCGGCCGACAAATTGATACCGGCCAACACCTGCGCAAAGGTGGTATTCAATGGCCCGCCAAATTTCGTCGCCATCGCCAAGGTATTCGAAAACGCCAACCACGCATTGGCCGTCGCGCTGGCCACCGCAAACACCTTGTGCGCGTAAAATGCGGCCCGGTTGTTCTCGGCAGCTTGTTCCATCAATTGCGCAAGGTTTTGGTTCGCGTCGGCAATGCCGCGCACGTACAGGTCATTTTCCTGCAACTTGGCCCGGCGCTCTTGCGCGGCGCGCTTCATTGCCTGTTCGGCATGGTTCTTCAGGTTATTGTAGAAGTTCTTGGCCATCGATCCGGCCTGCTTGTAAAAGCTCGACATCGATTGCAGGTAAGATTTCCGGGCCGCATCACCACCCTTGCCCGGTGAATGAATCGAGGCCGCTTTGCCAGTCGTTTCTTCGGCCGCTGCATCAACGTCCGCGAACCATCCACGGATGGTTCGGCGCCAGCTTGCGGATCGGCTTCCGAATGTGCTGACCAACGCATCAAGCCAATTTGTTTCCTCTGCCAACTTCAGGCGTTGCGTACGCACGATGTCGTCAAGCCACGGGGTTTGAACCTTCGCATTGCCAATCGTGTTGATTTTATCAACAAAATTATCAGTCGCATGCGATAAGTTATCAACGGCTTCATTCAGTTGTTCTTTGAGTTTGTCTGCCCCAAACCTGAAATCTGCGCCGATGGCGAAGAGCTCTGAAGCTATCGCGTCCATGCCCAGCTGGCTCGCTAGACCTGACATGGCCAAAGCAAATTCACGATAATCCTTGAGCCAATTGTTCATCGTATCGCGGAAGCCAAGCTGCATTTCAGCCCAAATTTTCTTGGCACCAGCGAACGCTAAATCAAAGCCGGCGATGATCGTATTGCCGATGTTTTGCATTTCGGACCAGAGGCGCTTGCGCATCTGCACGGTCACACGAATGAATTCCCAGGTCCATACTCGGGCTTGATAAAATGCTGTGCGCATGGCCTGCCAAAGAATGCGAAACCGTTGGCTCCAATCGGAAAAAAATGTCATCGTTTTTTCAACGCTGATACCAATTTTTTCGACAATCGCCGGCATGCCTCCGGCCTCGCGGGTCCACATCACAATTTTATCAGTGATCACTGCGATCCCTGGAGCCAGGCGCACCGCCAGTTGTCTGGCAAACCCAGCCGCAATCTGGCCCATGCGGGCCAGGTTCGTGCCGGCCTGCTCGATGCGCGCGGCATCAAAGCGGCTCACGGTCAAGCCAAGCTCTTTGGCTTCTTGCGCCGCCCCATCCAGGTCTTCGCGCATGACGTCCAACATGGCGCTACCGCGTTGGCCCCAGATCTGCATAGCAATGCGCACGCGATCGCTTTGGGTGTCCAGGCCATTCATGGCTTCGGCGATCGCCTTGAATTGATCGGCCGGTTGCATGCGGGCCAGCTCTGCGGCGTTCAGGCCCAGTTCATCCATGATCTTCACATAGGTGCCCATGCCGCTCTTGGCTTCGGACACAAAGCGCGTTTGGCGCGCCAGGGATTTGTTGACCATTTCGCCAGATTGGCTGGCTAGCGTGGCGGCATGATGCAGGCCGGCCAGGCCTTCAGTGGATTGGCCCAGACGATCGGACACCTTGGCTAAGTCGTCTACCGCATCTAACTGACGTTTGACGGCATACCCCAGGCCAGCTGCTGCAGCGGCTCCGGCCACAGCTGCCGCTTTCACCGTCATTTTACTTTGCTGAGCAAACTTTTTCCAATGCTGCTGGGCATTTTTCAACCCCGCTTTCAGCTTAGCCGCATTCGCGGTCAGCTGTAAGGCGACGGTTCCAGCAGTCAGTTGTTTGCCCATTTAAGTTCCAGTCATCTTGGCAAAGGCTTCGGCGGAGGTTCGGCAGCTGTCCCAATCAGCGGCTGCGGTGGGTGGTCCGGCGGATGGATCGGGGCCTTCCGCCAAGTATTCAAAATATGCTTCCCATTCGATAAATTCGCGGCGGGTCATGACCGCTTGTAATTCAGCAACGGTGCGGCCGCCTAGTCGGTCGGCGATTGCGAACCAGGCGAATCGTTCGTAATCGCTTCGGAATTTCCCTGGATATCCTCGGCCTGTTGCACGGTCATGCCGTTTTCTTGACTAATGATTTCAGATAAATGCATCAGATCATCGAGCGTCAGCGCCGCTGAAACGGCCTGTAAATCTTCGGCATTTTCAGCATTGAATAAGTAATGCCCCTCTTCATCGCACAACGACGCGGCAGCCATAAGGAGTGGCTGGCGGGCGTCTTCCTCGCTGCCCTCGGCGTCCATAAGCCGGTTCATCAGGACAAAACGCTGATGCGTCAGGCGCGCGATGGCCACCTGACGGCTGCTGGGCAGGTCCACCTTGATGGCCGGTGATGGGGTTTTTTGAAAGTCTTCGCGACTAAACATTTTTGTTCCTCGTTCAAACGTGGGCGGGATTAGCGGGTGCTTACGAGCCCGCCACCAAGACGTAGTCTTCCAGCTGTTTCACCGTGATGTCCTGCGTCATTTCGGCGCCGCCTGGTTCCATCGTGGGGTTGCTCAGCTTGGTCATGATGCCTTTGATCACGCAGGTACCGGCGGTGGTTTCCCCCTGCAGTAGCGGGAACGTGACGGTCAGGGTCGCTTTTTCGCCGACCGTTGGCTGGTTGGCCAGGTCAAGCGTCACGGTCACCACCGCTTCCGTGGCAACGCGTTCGCCGCTGTCGGCGGTTTGTTCCATCGCATCACCCAAGCGAGTCACGTTGGCTTCAACGATTTCCTTGGGTGGCAATTGCAATTTTTTGACCTCGAAATTCTCATAGGTCGTGGCGGTTTCGGTGATGGCAAGGCTACAGCCTTTGCTGAAGCGCATTGGTTTCGGTGTAGGCATGATGGCCTCCTTTTATTTGGTTAATTTGGCCAATTCTTGGCCGGTGCGTTGGGTGAAGTGCGGTGGCACGGTGGTGCGCATGCGATCGAATTCTGGGGCCAGGAACGGATCAGCGGGGCGTACGTGACGGCCCAGGGGATCTTCGAATGAGCGCTGGCGCGGGTTGCCGGTCGGGACGTGGCCGGTTTCTATGATAATTGCATAAAAATGCGGCGGCGCGCCGCGGTGGACACGCTTCCCTCTTTGTCGGGCGCGTTTGGCTTGCTTGGCTGACGTCGTCACAGCGCGATTGCCGGCACTAAATGACCGGCGCGGCTGAATAAAAAAGTGCATCTCGCCGGTACTGCGGTTTAGCTTGGTGACAATGCCCATCGAATCGCGCAACAGGCCACTGGCGACTGGTGCTTGTGCCTTCACGCGGGCCAAAGGATCTTTCAAAACCGCGCGGCCAACTTTGCGCACGATCTTATTGTGCTGCTTCGGATCATCGAGTTTTTCCAGCGTGCGCTGGATGCGTCGCAGATCCGCAGGGTTCCACTGTGCTTCCATGGCCATTACGCTTGCCGCTCATCGATCTGTACCGCGATAACAATGGTCAGGCGGTCTTTGTGGCTTTTGCGCAGGGCCTGCGGCGTGCGGGCCGCACGTTCTAACGTACGGATGCCTTGCACGGGAAAGTCCTGTGTCGCGGCGTCGATCAATTCGATCATCATTTGCGACACGCGATCAAAGAATTGATGAATGGCTTCGCCTTCTGCGATGGCGGCTGGGGTGTTGGCGCGGACAGCCAACAACAATGAACCGGCCACCTGCACGCCGGTACCCCAACCACGCGGATCCATGTCCAGGTCATTGCCCCAATCGATTTGCAAGGCCAGGTCTTGCTCTTCAGGCGGTACCACATGCCAATAGATATGCTCTTTGGCGGCTGCCGCATCAGCGGCGCCGGTCCAGGCCTGCCAGGTTGGCGTATCCGCCAAGGCCTGTTCGAATTTCACCAGATAATCGTTCAAAATCGACATCAGGCAGCCTTCGCATATTTCACGATGGTTTTGGTCGTGGTTGATTGCTGCGTGCCCAAGGCGACGTCTAATTGGTCAGTCGGTATTTGCGGATCGTCGCGCACGTCCTGAATAGCAGCAATGGTTTCGTTGAGCGCGGTCCAGACGGTGCATAAACGGCCGCGCATCGGCACCGCGACGCCTGTGGCGCCAATGGTAATGCCACCAACAATCTGCAGGGCCAGCATCCACCATGGGGTGCCGGCCTCGATGTTGCTGATGGTCCCCTGCAGGGTCGCGGTGGTTGTTTTGGCCTGGCGAATCAAGGCGCGGGCCATATCCAAGCGCTCGCGCTGGGCCTGGGCCAAGGCGCGCGCGTCAGCTGCTGCGTCGGCGGCTGCGGTGGTTCCCGATTGTGTGGCATGACGTTCGGCCACCTGGGCCAAGGTCTCTGCTGTATGCAGGCCGGCTTCCAACGCAGGCAGCGCTTGCTCCACCTGCTCAATGGTTGCTTGAGCTTCAGCCAGCTTGGCGTTCAGGGCGTCCAGGTCTTCGCGGCTGGCGCTGCTGCAGCCGGCTAGCCAACATAGGAGAAAACAAGCAAAAACAGTGCGGAACATCAGAACCCCTTTCATGGCAGGATCGCACGCGACGAGGCGCGGCCTTGTAGTCGTAGAATTTCCAGGTCTTGTTCGGCCTGTTTTTGCTTGATCTTATTGTTTTCTTGTTGCAGGGCCGTTATTTCAGCTTGGCAGTTGATCAGCTCTTGCTTGAAAGATACTAGGTCGTTGGCATGGCCATTAATTTTCTCTTGAATAACCGCTAATATCTGCCCATGCGATACTGAAGCAGTGATCAGATAAATAATGCCAGTGGTGGCCAAGGTTGCGACAAAACCAGCGATCCCCAGGATGGCTTGCATCAACAGCCGGCTGACAAAGACGACTTCGCCGGTCACTGCTGGGGTATTCAATTGCGTCGTGGTATCGGTCACATTTGCTCTTTTGCGGGTCAAATTAATAACGGCTTAAAGGATCGCTGACGCTGGTGGCTTTGGCTACCGTCAGGTGCCAGCGGTACAAATCGATCGGACGATAATCGATGATTTCCCAGGTTTCGGGATCTGCTTCGCCATCCTTGGTGATCGTGGCGTGACCATCAATCACATTCAGACGACTGCGCAAGATCACCACAGTGGCCGTGCCGTTGTAGGCACTGCCGGCCGGGGCGTCTGGTTGATCGGTGGTTTTTTCTTCCGTCCACCGAACAACCAAACCCAGTACCGGGTCTGGTACCGGATCGCCCTGCGTGGGCGTATAGGTCACCGCGATGCAATGCCCGTCGTCTAACGTGAATTGCGCCTCTAAATCGGCGATCATGGCGGCTGCAGCACTCATGACGGTGACCCAAACAAACCCAGTCAGCCAAAGGCCTAGGCGGCTGCCGTGGCTTTTTGGATGCCCGAAACGCGGGTATTCGTCCCGTCGCTATGGGTCGCGGTCGTGGCTTGGAAGGGCAACATCACTTTCCATTTTTCGGCCGCTACGGCGCCGGCATCGAATGGCATGATCATTGGGGTTTCGATACCTTCGAGGAAGTTCACCAGCACCGAATCCATGATATTCGGATTCCCGACCAGGTAATAATCGCTGGACAAGGCACCGGCCAGCAGGCCAGTATCGCTGACGTACGCCGATTCGATCGGTACAATCGAGCGCGCTGCGTTGGAAGCAGCGATGGTTTGGCCGCCGGCTGCAACGATGCCCAGGGCTTGCTGCACGGCGGTGGTGTTGCCGATGTCATGGATCAGGAAACGTGGGGTCAGGTGCAGGCGATCGCCGTTGTGGTTCTTTTTCTTGCTGAAGTCGGCACGAACCTTGTCCAGGTTGCCAGCGGTGCCGATCGCGGCCGAACCGGTCCGGTCGTGAGTGTACGTTGCATTCAATAACTTTTTGAAGGCTTCTTTTTCAACCGTGGCGCGACCAATCGAACCAGTACGCATGAACATCTGCAACCAGGCGCCCAAATCGTCGCCGACCAAGGCTTGGAAGGTTAAAGCGATGGCGGCGCCGAACATGCCCAGGCTGCTATCGTATCCACCATCGGCCTTGGTGAGTTCTTGAAAGGCCGCGTTTTCTGCGGTTTCTTTCAGGGTGCCCAAGCTCAGACCGGCATTTTTCACGGTCTTGAACGAGGAAACCGAACGCACGGTGCACCAGCGCTGGTACGTTGTATCTTCAAACGCCATAAAACCCTGAACCAAGGCTTTTTCAGCTGAGTTCGATAGAATATGCGTAAAGTCAGTGGTGGCGGCTCTGGAATAAACGGCGCGGCTTTGGGCATAACTGGCGCAATCAACCGGGCCCCAGAATTCCGCCTCGGCGATGCCTTCGGCCTTGGCGCAGGCGCGCACGATCGCATGGATGCCCATGTGGCGTTCGTTGCGGAATTCGTGCTCTACGTCACGTTCACCGATGGTCACCCCGGCCGAGTTCATCAAACCAGCGGTGGCACGGGCGCGGAATTTATCTGCTTGATCGCGCACAACATTGGTACCGGTACCTGATGGCGCCAGCGGGATCGTTGGGGTGCCGCCGTTGTCGGCGGCGCGTTGCGCGTGGGCCTGGGCGATCGCGCGATAACCTTCCTCAAGGCTGTCGAAACCGCGATACGCTTCGTTTTCAAGGGTCACGCCCATGTCCTGCGCAAAGGCGCGCAGGGTATTTTCGCGTTGCGATGCAAGCAAACTGGCGCGCTGCCCTTCGTCGCCGGGTTCGATGCCGGTGCCAGCCGGGGGCGTTGTTGCAGGAGGCGGGTTGCCGCTGGTGTTGCGGGCTTGCATAGCCGCCGCAAAATCGCGTTGCAGTTCTGCCAGTTGGACATCGGTCAACTTGGACTTGTCGATGCCGCGTGCTTTGAGCCAGTCGTCAAAGTTCATGGGGAAATCTCCTTGGCCTCGTTGGCCGGTGTGTGGGTGAATCGTTGATTGATTCGGTGATTGTTCTTGGGTTTGAGTGATAAATGCCGGGCGCTCGCGCAGGCCTGCCAGGCCATCAGCGGGAATCGGGGTCAGGCTGACTTCTAACAGCCGCCACTTGTGCACCGTGAGGGTTTCGGTTTTGTCGTCCCAGGTGGTATCCCGCCAATGGTAGGTATAGCCAATCGAGACCCCACGCAGGGCGCCGGAATCAATGGCATCACGGGCCAAGACGCCTGAATCCAGACGGGCCCCGTCAAGCAAATCAGCGGTGAAATGTGATTCGCCGTTGCGGATTTCTTTTTTATGCAGCGTGCCGGCAATATGCGTTGAACGGTGCATCAGCAGCAGGGCGGTGGCGGAATCCATTTCAACGGCTGCTGCGTCGTGAACCAGGCGCTCATACCAGCCACCCATGTCCACGGCGCGGTCAGTGCTGCCCAGGATATTCAGCATCACCTGGTCGTCGGCATCATCCTTGCCACCGTCCATGCGAATTTGGTGCTGGTGGAAACGATAAAACATGCGCTCACCGTCTCCGCCAGCCAATCCGGCCGGGCCTCCCCCAAGGCCTGCTGGTGTCGCGGCGTCGCGGGTGTGGGCCGCTCCGCCCAAGGAGGACGACGCCAGCACTGCTGCCGCTACAGTTGGCAACATCCGGCCGGACGGTTGACGAAACATTGGGTGACTATTTTTGATGTCGCTCACAGATTATTCCCTTGCGATGCCGGGGCCGCATCGTCGGCGTTGTGTTGCGTGAAGATCGCCAGCAGCAGCTGGTCCGGGCCAAGCGGTGGCAGTTGCTTCTCGATGCGGTCCTGCTGGGCCTCGGCCATTTCTTCCAGCACCTGGTCGTACACCTTGCCACGGCGGGCGCAGACTTCTTGCAGGCTGCTGATGCCGTACGCCACCTCGAGAATATCGGTCTTGACCGCTTCCAGGCGGTTGGCGGACCCCGTCACGTCCGGGCGCAATTCAACGGCTAACACCGCCTCCCGGCGGTCAGGATCGCTTGGCAGGCGTTTGCCTTCCAGCATCCACAAATACGGCGCCACGCGTTGCCAGGGCTCTTCGGCGATCAATTGGCCAATCTCATCCTGCACCGGACCAATCAGTTTCTCACTGCGCAATTGGTCGTCACGGCTGGCCGAAAAATTGACCCGCGCGTTGTCGCGGTCCAACCAGCGTTGGCTGGTCCGGGTGATGGCAGCCACATCGCCGCGGGTGGTATGGCGGAATTCGTGCACCTTGGTTGACGGGCGCTCTGACTTGATCTGGTGAAAAGTTTCCCCGGCTTCGCCGTGAAAAATTGAGCCGATCGGCATTTCGGTGATTGGTTCGGCTCCCTCTTCGGTACCCATCATGTCGCTGGTCGTGAAGACTGATGGGGTATTGGCCACCGTGCCGGCGCGCAATTCATTGACTACCATCGTGCCGTCTTGGAAAATACGCTCGACGGCTGGGGCCAGGCCTGGCTCACCAACCGATTGCCCGGCCAGGCGTTCCTCGAACACATAGGTGATCCATTGCGCATCGACGCGCTCACCGTCGCTGCCGGGCTCTTCAGGGTCGCTCAGGTGATAGGCCGCCGCGCGGCCCATGCGGTCCAGCTCCACCCCGCCGGCAAACGTGTGCCCCTTTGGCACTTTCACGACTTCAGACGTCGATAGCCATTCCGCCGGCAAGGCGCGGATCGATACCGGCGGCAGGCCACGCTTGGCCTTGTCTGGATCCGCGACCCAGCGCCACAGCACACCGCCGGTGCGCGGCATCGATCGCGCGGCCTGGCGTTGCAGCGTCCACAAACTGCGGCCGGTCACGCTGGCAGTTTTGCACCAGCGGCGCCAGCGTTTCATGATCTTTTTCTTGAATTTCTTATCTTTTATGCCGACCGGCTGCACGTCGATCGAGCGGCCAATGAGTTCAGCGGTGAAGCCCTCAACCGCACCACGGCCATACGGCGTATTGCAATCCAGCTTGGCCCCCTGCGCCTGCAACTTGGCCAATGATGGCACCAGGTGCTGATCAGGTGTGCCGCGCCTGGCCTGCATCTCGGCCAGGATCTTCCGGCGGTTGTTGGTGGCATCATAGGTATCACCACCAACGCCCAGGGCCTCGCCCTTGTTCCAGCTATTGCCGACCGATGCCCGGCGCCCCTTGCTGCGCATCTTGCGACCCAAGACAGTCTGATGACGATGTCGATAGCTGTGGCGTCCCATCAGATACCGCCAATCTGCGCCCGGCGGAAGGGCCCACCGTTTTGCGCGCGGCTGATCTGCTTCTCCAGCTGGCGCCGCTCGCGATACAACGTTGCAAGCTGGGCCCGCTCGGTCGACGCGCCATCTTCGTGACTGTATTTTTGGCCACCCGTCTCGACCCGCGCAATCGCGGTTTCGATATTGGCTAAACGTGTCTGTAGGACTTCAAGCGAAGCAGGCATGGACCCACGCTAAACACCACTTTTCCAGAAGTCAAAAATGGTTTGCCTCTGCCATTTTTTTTGCCCCTGTTTTGAACCCCATTGACCCTGTTTTGACCCCTTTTTGAGGGTCTTTCAAAAATTAAATGTGTGACAGAAAAGCCTTGTTTTTGTGTTTTCTGTGTTACAATAAAACCATGTTGATCAATTGGAACGACCACAACCGCGCACACATCGCCAAGCACGGCGGTAGCGAAGCGTTGTTCGAACTGGTGCTGGCCAACAGCGATCAGTGGGTGCTTTCCGAGCCGCTCTATGGTCACACGGCCATTGCAACCATTGATGGGAAGGAATGGCAAGCAATTTTCATTTTCATCCATGACCTTCAGGAAGTCACCCCGATCACGATCTATCCAACAGAAAGAGGTGCTTAAAATGAAACATAAACTCGACGAAAAAACAGCTCGGAAAACAGCTCAGAAAATAGCTCACAAAATGAAAAACCTCACCGAGGAACAGATTGCTGCCAATCGGCGTGCCGCAGCACGCGTGCCGCGCAACCCTGATGGGTCCATCGACATGGAACAAGCCATTGCCGACGGTGAAGAAATGCGGCGTGAACACATCGAGGCCCGCAAACGTGGCCGCCCTGTTGGCCCCCCCACCAAAGCCCGCAGCATCCGCCTGACCGTCGATCTCTGGGAACAAGCCGAAGAAAAAGCCCAAGCCAACGGCCAAAGCCTGAATGCCTGGGTCGCCGGCCTGGTGCAAAGATCAATCGGCTGACCGCCACCAGGTGGCTGCCCCGCTAACCCTTTCAAAGCGGGGCAACACCCAAACCAAGTGTTGGGCGGCACTGGTTTACGCAGGCATTTCCCCGTAAGCACTGCATTCTGGTTGCTCGCGGGGGTCGTACTCTTCCCAGTCGTCGCATAACTTATCTTCATCAGGGACTCTATCGTCTAGTGGTGTAAAGTCATTCTTCCAGAACACCCTCGGGACCAATTTCCCTATATCGTGCACAAGAATCCGCTGCAATGTCTCTGGGTTTTGCGCGCAATCTTCCTCGGTGTAAATTTTGGTCGGTTTGCCTGTGCGTATAATCCCGCTACGCATTGCACATCGACGCTTTGCTGTTTCGTAGTCCATAATTTTCTCCTTCGATTTCGCCCCACCCAACAACGTGTTCAAGAAATCGGAGCCGCTAACGCGGCCCGCTTAACGCTGAGGTTGGGTTACTTCTTGTTCTTACGACGCGTCTCGGCGTGTAGCTCGGCGTCGTATCGTAAATGGCAACGCTGGCACAGTGCGGCCAAGTTGGCGTGGTCGTTATTGTTGGTGTCGTGGTCAAGGTGCGCGATGGTAAGAACAACTCGGATTGGCTTGTTGTATAAACCAATGTCAAAACCGCGACATGTTTGATTGTCGTTGTCCTCGATATAGATATAATTTGCGCCATTAATTTTTGACCTGCGGATCATTTTATGATTTCTTACTCCGCAATTTTCGCAGCAATCGCCGGATCGCTTTAGTATTGCCGGACGAATCACTGTTTTCCAGTCGGTCGGGTATTTTGAATAATCGCAAGGCATAATTTCCTCTGCTTTCCGATGGGCGTAACCCAACAAATGCGTGCAGGTGAGCAAGCCACCTGACGCTTGTGGTTGGGTGGCGCTGGGTTACTGGACCGCCGCTCGACCGTTCGCGTGCTCAAACGCCGCGGCGACTGAATCGGTGATCAAGCGCTTGTTTTCATCAGGTGTATTCCGTGGACTGCATTGGCAGGTTGGCAAATCAGGGTATCCGTGCCATTTGCCATGGATGCCATGCCAGCCATCTGACTCATGCAGCTCAATCAATGTTTTTGTGACCTGCTCCTGATCGCCTTTTACTCCGGCAAAAGCATGGCGATCAAACATAAAACAGCACTTCAATATCATTGGTTCATCATTGATTTTCTTTTGGGCATCTTGATATGAGTCAAACCCTAATTCACGGGCCACCGCATTCATGCAATCAATATGCTGCACCTGATCTGCCGAAATATGATCTTCCTCCACTAGATGATAATTAACGCGATTCAATGCGTCAATATCACCTGTTCTTGCCTGTTTCTTTAATCGTTTGGCTTGTTTTTTAATCATTGTTATCTGTGACATTTCATTTTCCTTTTGCAATTATTTCATTGCTTCGACGCTCGCTGCTCATGGGTCAGCCCTAATCTTTGGTGCGTTCGATTCTTCGACGAGCGTGAACTTGCGGGTGTATTCCTGAACCATGCTGAAATCGGTGACAGGATCGATGGCGGTGACAGTGTATTCTGCCGTGATTTGGATAGGCTCACCGATTTCCAAGGTGATCACCGCCTTACGGCAACCGTGCACGGGGATGCCAAGTTGGCGCAAGAGCTCCGGCCCAAGCACGCGACTGCTGTTCATGCCTGCCCCCCGGTCACCTGAATGGTATCGCCGCCTGATGGAGTGATGATACGGCGCAGCGGGGTGCCGCAGGCGCCGCAAATCAATGAATACACCAGGTTGCCATTCTCCAGCTTGCGCTTGCGCTTTTGCAGCGGCGTCATGCCACGACCGCAGCATGGGCCAATAATGCCCATGGCGGGCGGTTGCGGGACCTCGACATGAAGCGTTGGTTCTGCCTGAGGTTGGGCAGCCAAGTCGGTTTTGCGGGGGCGCCCACGGCGGGTGCCGCTGGATTGGGCATGCTGCGGGTTTTCAGTCTGTTTGTGTGGCATGTCGGGTGCTCCTTGTTTCATGCGCTCAAGTAGAAAAACAGCCAAGCAATGGCACCTGCGAGGTACCGGGTGGCTGCAGGGTTGGCTGCGGGGATGGCGCGGGTTGGCGGCAGGTTGATTGGCCGGATTGGCCTCGGCGTGCGCACGCGGGCGCCGATTGGGCCAATGGGGCATTGATTCCTGATATAAATCACCGGTTCTGGCGATAATGCATCCGTTTGCGGGGGCGTGCTCATGCCGCCCCCCCGACGCGGCCAATAATGCCGGATCGACGTTGGTGTTGGGTGGTATCAAACCAGCCGCGTATATTCACCACGGCCATTTGTTGCACTTCACAATCAAACCAATGGTTGTCGGTGCGTACGTGCATGGTGCCTTTTTCGTCTTCCCACTCGCGCGGGCGCCAGATCATGCGGAGCTGGCGACGGCCACGGGTGGAAACCATCTCTTGGACTCGCTCTTCTGAGGTCAACGATTCAGTATAAAATTCCGGGGCATCGGGTGGGATAAACCAGGCCTGCGGGGCAGCCTGCATCGCGGCCGACAGGTAATCGCGGTGGCTGTGGGCATTGAAAAACCAAACCCGTTTCAGGCCGGCCAGCTTGGCGCGGTTTTGTGGGCTTGATTTTATTTCTGACCACGGGTTGTCAGGGGCCATGGTGCCTGATCCGGCAATCGATAAGCGGCGCTGGGGTTGTTTGGCGCACCATTGCCGGATGAATTTTTGCATCGGACCGTTGGCGCTGTCCATGGCGCTCAGGTCAATGCCGCGCGGTTGACCCCCCATCACCCATTCACGTTCCAGCAGCTGATCGCAGGCGTCAAAGCCGTTGACGTGACCGGCCTCGACCAAGTAGGATTCGCCGCTTTGTAGCCAGGCACGAACCACGTACGGGAACCATGATCGCAGCGGATCGATACCTTGCTGGTCCAGGGTCGCCAAGACGCGCCATGGCACCACCGGGCATTCGCTGTGCCGGTACGTCAGGCCCTCGGGCGTGGCCGGCAGCTGCACGTTTTCGACAGCTTCCTGATCGATGCCGCCGGCGCTGGCAATGTACGGGTCGCCGTCCCAGCCATTCACAAAAGCTTCGCGATCAGATTCACCGGCGCCGTGCGCCTCGATGCGTTTAGATACATACCGCGAAAGCGTGATAAATGCGGAATACAAACTATTCATATGGCCACTCCGGTTACGGGCCCGCAATGGCGCCACGTGGTCTGGATTGATTTGATGTTGCCGATCGTATTCCACTACCGGGCGCCAGCTGCCGCCGGCCTTGTGTTGATCGTCAGCCGTCCAGATTCCGGCCAGCCAGCCGCCTGATTCAGAATACCACGGCACCACACAGGCCAGGTGCACGGCCTGGCGTATTTCCTGCGTGGTTAAAGGCGTGCTGCAGGTTGGACATTTCCAACGGCCCAGATCTTCGTTCTCGATGGCGTCCGGATCGGTGCATTTCTCCAAAGCCATCAGGCAATCAGGTTGCAGCCAGTGGTGGGCGCCGCAGTGCGGGCAGGCAACGTGCAGCCGTTCATGCGTACCCCGGCACAAGCGCGACCAGCCGTGATTGCTGACCGTGGTGGGCGTAGTCACGCCAAGAATAAATCGAGAATGTGGGAAGCCTTTTTGACGGTCTTCGACCAAGGCAATCGGGTTGCCTTCCCCCTGGCAGTCGATCGGGAAGGCGTCGAATTCGTCCAGTGCGACCAAGGGCAGGTCGTACGATCGCAGGTCTTGGGCGGAGTTACCGACCATCCAATGCAAGTCGCACGTTGATAGCTTCCAGACTTTCACGCCCAGGCGGCGCTCAACCTCGGTCTGGCCCCCTGGTAATAATTCCCGCAGGCGCGGGGTTAATTCAAACATCGGTTGCAAGCGCGTGGTCTGCGCCTTGCGCAGGTCTTCGTTGCGCTGCAGGACCATGCCCATCGATCGCGGGCGCACGGCTGCGGTCCAACCGACCAATGGCTGCACCAAGCCTTGCGTTTTGCCCAACTGATTGGCGCAAACGTTGTAGATTGATTCAACCAGGTGCGCATGCGGATCATGGTCCAGCGGCTGGCCACTGATGCGGGCCTGCGCGATGTTGAGCCAATGTTTCCAGTAAGGTGTTAAATCAGGATTGTACGGCGCCGGGCCCGATCCCCGGCTAATTTTCAAATGATCCCCCAGCCAATCATTGATGTTAGCACCGCGATCTTCGCGGACCCTGGCCTGCATGTCGCGGGCCTCATTGAAAATTGCCTTGGCAATGCTCACGATATTTCCTTGACCGGCGTCAGGGCATCAGCAATGGCGTTTTCGATCAGGGTGCTGATCAAATTCATCATCCGAGTTTGGTCGTGCGAACAGGCCAGGACCTCGGCCACCCATTCCGGCGACATCAGGTTGCGCGCATTCATTTTGCAGTTTTCCAGGCAACGGTTGACGATGCCCGCTGCTTCGCGAATGTATTTCTGCTCGAGGCGATTATTGCCGATTTTCAGTCGTTTTAATTGTTCACGATCCTTGGCGGAATTCCCCTTGATGCGCAACACCTCTTCGCGACGGGCCCACAGCCACACATACACCGGCAGCTGCTCGATGCCGGTGCCGTCAGCAGCTGCTGGGCAGCCCTTCGCCACCAGGCCGCGCAGCTTGGCCTGACTCATGCCCAACTCGCGCGTGGCGGCTGCCTGGCTGGGCCAGGTCTTGCCGGCCGCTGGCGCGCCGGCGTTGGTCAGCTGCTGGCGGATTTTATCGAGGCGCTGCTGCTGATTCGTTGTCAGCGGTTTTTCTCGGGCTGCGTTCAATAAACCGGTGAGTTCGGCCTTGAATGATAATTCAAGCAGATCATTCATCGCTATCACCGCCTTCGTCTAATGGTTCACCGCAATGCGGGCACACGCGCGGCCCCCGGCGTCGTTTCGTGCCGCTGAGGGGCTTTTCTTCCTGCGTGCCTTGATTGCCCCCTTGATTCAATTCGCGGTCCAATTCGGCCTGCATTTTGGCCAATTCGTCATCAAGCGCCTGCGCATCGATCTGCAGATCTTTTAGGTCGATGCCTTCGGCCGTCAGATCCTCCAACACATCGCGCAGGGCGTCGTCATCCCACTGCCCGGCGTGACCGTTGAGTTCCAGCAGCAGGCGCCGTTCGGTCACATCGTCGCACTCAATCAACGACACCCGCGCCGTCGTCCACCCCAGTTCCCCCATCACCACGGCGCGCTGGTGCCCGCTGATGATCCGCGCCCGTCCCTTGGCCATCTTCCGCGCCAGCAACGGCTCCACCTGACCAAAAGCAGCCAATTGGGTTTTGAGTTTCTCCTTGCGGTCGTCGGTGATCGTGCGTGGGTTCTCTGGGTTCGGGTCCAACTGGTTCAGCGCGAAGCTGTTCTTGGTGACGATCTTGGGCGTGGTTGGCATGTGATTCCTTCGTGGTCGAATGGGTTGGGATGGGTTCAGCCGTGGACCCGCTCTGAGCGGTCAATGGCTAGACACACTTGGACAAAATCTCTCTCTATTCTTTCTTTGGAAAAAAAAGAAAGATTGAACTCGCGCGTGCGCGCGCACATGTACGCGCGCGAGGCTCGATTTTGTGTTTCTGTGTCTAAATTATAAAAATACTGTGTTTTTATTGGGTTTTCGTAATCTCGAATAGACACACTTGTAGACACACTTAGACACAGAATCAGGTAAACAAACGCAATCCTGTGTTTATTCATTTGAACCCATATGGGTTCAAGATAGGTCAGGAGAGACGTGGTTTTATTTGTTACAACACCAGAAAACGACACAGAATAACGAATGTGTACACGATTTTGTGTCGTTCTGTGTCTACAGTTGTGTCTATTCATTTGGACCTATCCCCTTATGTGAATGGGTCAATTTCACGCCGTCATGATCTGTAGCCTCGTTGAAATATTCGCCGGAATTCGGGACTAAATCAGGGCGGCAATTCTCGTGGTCGTGGCGTAATCGAAGGCCGGCAAAGCCGGTCACCGAACGCCCTTTCTCCGTGTCATAAACGGCCGCATCGCTAGCACCGCGACCTCGTAAGCGCTTAAACAAGTTCTTCGCACCTAACGGCCGTGCACCGTTCTCTTGGCACCATTCTGCATAAGCGGCGCGAAATCGACCGCGGGTAATTTGATTGCCGTCACCCCAGATCGTTGATTCAGCCAGAAAATCGCCAATCGGGTCTTGCTCCTTCCGGTACATGTGCGACCACTCCTGCACGCATTCGGGCTCTTCCAGGCTGCGGTTTTCCCAATAAGCGATTGAACCACGGACCATCCACGCCAACACCGCCTGCTGACCCTTGGGGTCCGTGGTCAGGTGCTTGAGCAGGTCCTTATCTTTGGTCTTGGGCTTATGATCACAGCGCACCATCCGCAGGCGGCGCCAAAAACCGCTATCGGTATCCTGCACGGCCGGCAAGTCATTAGCCACCATCCAGATTTTGAATTTCGGTCGATAATCAAAAGGATGGCCAAATTTGTGCTGCGCCTCCAGCACACTGTCACCCGTGACACGTTTCACGATATGCGAATCAAATTGCTTGCCTTCAGGAGCCTCTTCACATGAAACCAAGCGCATTTTGCTGATCTTGGCAAAGGTCCATTTGTGATCCCCACCATCGTTTAAGAATGCCTCAAACGGAATAGAGCTGTGATAGGTGCCCATCACGGCACCTATTGCTTGCACAAAAGTCGATTTCCCGGTACCGCCTGGTCCTGTGATGAAGAAAAAGCCCTGCTCACCAACATCACCTGACATGGAATATCCAGCCGCTCGGGCCAGAAAACCCTGAAGCAATACATCATTGCCAGTTAATTCATTCAGGAACCTCATCCAGCGATCGTCCTGGGCGTAAAAATCGAATTCAATATCACACAAACGGGTAATGCGATCAGCGGGGTCGTGTTTTTGAAGTTTACCCGTTCGTAGATTTATGGTGCCATTTCGAACCGAAAATAACTCTTCATTAAAATCTAAGTCATCAGCAAGAACCGACACCCCATCAATGGCTGCCGCTCGTTCCAGGCTATTTTTAATTGGCCGATCATTGCGGTTTTTAATCCGCCAACGCTCAATCTCGACGGCCTTCTTACCGTTGCCGTATTTGTATTCCCATTCGTATTCTGCCGCGCAGGTCGTGTTAATCGCATCGTCAATCCACCGCTGCACCGTGCGATTCTTGTCCATTTCCCAATGCGTGCCCTGCCAGGTCAACCACGCCGACCAAGTGTGACAAAACAGCACTCGATCGCCATAGACATGGAAAAATCGCTGGGCATTACCGTGTTCATTCAACTCAAAGCGCGGTGGTTGATCTGGAATTTCCCGCACAAATTGATCCGGCACATCATCGATATTACCAGCATCAACATCATCAAAACCCCCAGGCCCCCCAAAGTCCTTGCGGCGATTCTGTGTTCCTGTGTCGTCGGCGGCAGCGGCGGTATCGGCGGCGGGCTGGCGATGCTGGTAATGCAGATGACGTACATCAGAACCACGATATTCAGCCGCTAACGCTGCTGCAGCGGCCGTCGCATCGCCGTTGTATTCCAACTGCGTTAGCAAATCGAACAAGGAATAGCCCTGTTCTTCCTGCAGCGGCGCACAGCTGCTGCTGTACACATAAAACACACGTTTGGACTCGTTCCAGGTCGCGCTGGTGCCGGTCGACTTACCTGGTCGGGTCCAGTGCTCGTTGTCGCCCTTCTCACAGTCGAAGGCCCAGCCATGCCTGGTCAGCAATTCATGGTGGTTGCCTTCATCGGCATAGCGATCGCCAGGCCGGCGCGTGTCACCAGTGACCTTTGGCTGGCGGGGTGCGGTCCGCTTTGACGCAGCGCGTTGTCGCTCGCCCCCAGGTCGCTGATCCGACAACCGCTGCGCCGCGGTAATCAAGACAGCCCGTTCTTCGGCGGTCAGCTGTGGCATATCGGCCAAAGCCACCTGGCCATCAACCTGGTACCCAGCCGATGGTGCCACCACCAACCAACCACCCAGGCCGCGCGTTTCGATTGCTCCGGCTACAGCAAAATATTGCCCGCCGATTTGCATCGCCTTGTATTGCTTCGGTGCATCACCGAAGGCCACCATACGCACATCATTGGTCCCAATTGATCCGTGAATCGTCACCGAAACCCCGGCCCGTTCATGCGTGCTGGTGCCTTCGGACCACGGCAAATACCAGTTGGTCAACTTGCTGTTTTTTTCTGGCGCATCACACCGAAAAACCACATGCTTGCCACCAGACGGCGACCTCTCGATGTAGCAGCGATCAAGCAGGCCTGGCGCCTGGCGCTCTACCTCCACGGCCCAGGTCGCAAAAGCCGCCCCGGCCAAATCAAAATCGATCGCCTCAACGCCAGCAAAACCGCAGATCACACCAACCGCTTCACAACCGGCCTGCCACTGCTTCCATTCATCTGCCGTCGGCGAGCGCTGCTGGTACTCCCGCCACGACGGCACCGCCGGCGTCTTGGTGGCTACATCAGCCGGTAAAACACATAACCCCGCGCGAAAAGCCGCGCGGGCCACACTCAAACAATCAGCCATGCAGGCCTCCTAAAAATGATGAAGAAAACCGCCCAGCGTACTCCCAAACCAACCAACCCCCCCAAATTTTTTTCAGAAGAAAAAAGGGAAGGCTCGAGAGAGGAAACGCAGAGAGGACCCGTTGGGGGGTTAGACGTATTGTTGTTGATTTTTAGTGATAATCCCACGACAACCGCCTATCGCTGCCATTGGAGTGCGGGGGTTGTGGGGCTTTGATCTTTTCTTTGGTCTTTTATGCGAAGAAAGCTGCTGTTGTGCGCTACATCGATCAGGCCAGCAGCTGCGCACGCAAGCACTTCGCCAGGGTCGGCATCGAGTTCTTCTTTCAGCTCATCGGGGCTTGAGAAGATCAGCACCTTGCCGGGTGCCTCGGCGCATCGATCGAGGATGCGTTTGGCCAGCGCTTTCCACCATGGCATAGTGCGGTCGTTGACGGCTGGCAAGGGCGTGGCGGTATAATGCCAATCAATGCGATTGGCCAGCATTGCATCATCGAATGGTGACATTTTAGATCTCGTCAAAGCAGCGGGGGTTTGATTGCACGTATTCATCGAGCGCGACGAATTCGGTGCGGGTCAGGTAAAACGCTTTGCGTCCACCTACTGATTTGACTTGGCAGGCGATGGCGATTACTTGCCGTAATTTTTTCCACTCCACACCTGAAAAATGGTCTTCGATTTCTGGCCGGCTGTATGTCGCCTTGGGCTTGGTCGTTTGGGCAAGTAAATTGGCATTGGTGATGGTCAGGCGTTGGATCGCTATGGTCAGGGTCTGGGCCTGCTGGGCGGTCATGATCGACATGCGCCCCCCTTTCGCTTGGTGCGATTCAGGCGGGCTCGGATCTCTTGAGCCTTTTCAAGAGCAGCTGCTGGGGTGTGGACTAAGTTTGGAAACTTGCTCACCATGCAGAGTTTGGGTGCTTTGCTGGTCAGTTTCATTAGGCGGCAGTGGTGGCTTCAGCCATTGGATTCAACGGAGTGGATGGGTCATTTCCGATTGGATATAGGTCCAATACATCCTTGGTGTCTACAATTCGTCTGGCTGTTTCGTTTTTACCGTATTGAATTGTGTAACATTTTATTCTACCCTGTTTACAATCCCGCAGTAATGTGCCGCGTGGTAGATTTAGAAATGCGTCAGCATGGTATACCGTAACTCGGCCGCCATATTTGAATGCTAGTGCTACTTTATTGTAGGTTTTCTCATTCATTTTCCACTCCGTAGAAGGTTTGCAAAGTCGTCTATTTAGGCGAATCAGTAACGTTGTGCTATACTGTATAGTATACAAAACATATAACGCAATGATATAATAATGATAGTTCACGTTTGGTGTCTCATAAGTATACATGAGTTATGTCTGAAGACGTGGTGGACCGTATAAACCTGGGCTTAATGGCCCATGCAAAGACTGGCACATGGCTGGCAGAGCAGATCGGTGTCACAAAAGGCTTTATTTCGCATGTAAGAAATCGGCGATCTTCAGGTAGAAGTTACTACCCTAAAATCGCGGAAGTCTTGGGATGCAGTGTTGAATGGCTCGCTACCGGGAACGGCGCGGCCCCTGACTGGTCGGTGCCGCTGCAGGTTCCAGACGAAATGCTTCCAGAGGCGTTCCGTGATGTGAGCGGCCATAAAGAGGCGCTGCGCATGCGTGAGCGCAAGGCTATGGCGATGGCGATCGCTGAGGAAGTAGCCGAGATCATCAACCGGCGGAACCTTGTCACCACTCCAGGCGAAGAGGGCGCGGTGGTGCCCAATGCCAGCAAGGACAATGCTTGGACCATCGAAATCAATAAGGTGATCGATCTTTTAGGCGGCGTCGCCGAAGCAGCGGTCAAAACCAAGATACCGGTTGAACGGTTGGGGTTGATTGCGCTTGGCTTACGTGAATTGAATGACGCTGATTATGACGCGCTGCTGGAAACGGCACAAATCGAGTA